TATTCGTAATCAGTGCTAGGCAATATAATATTGTTTATCAATACTTTAATAACAGGCCAATTGGTAGAAGTAGTAGAATTTACTGCAACGTCACACGTAAACAATACTTGAGGATTTGTGACATAATAATCAAATTCAAATACTTGATATTGAATACTAGGTGATACCGCTGTTTGCCAACCTAATTCTCTGTTATAAAGATTTCTAGTTTGATAGTTATAAACATAACCAGTATTAACCTTCTGATTTATTGGTTGAGAATTACTTACATAATCAAAGGTATCGGTATTAATTGATACATCAAAGCTAATATCACCAATGTTAGCTACAGTACTATATCTGATAGGGAATCCCAAAACTGAATCTTTTGTTCCTGTACCAATACCATATGCAAATAATTTACTACCTATAAATGAGCTACCAACATATACTGCTTTGTCACCAAAGCTAATACCATTTTCATCAAATACGTCAAACAAAGGTGGCTGATTTACTGTATTTTTTTGTTGTGCTTGAAGCCATTCCAAACCATCATACCAAAAGCTTGTTCCTGCATAGTTGTAACCACTAAGTATAACTGATTGATCACCGACTAGTATCTCGCCATTTGGTGCTTCGCTCAATGTAAGCACGGGAGTTGAACCTGATATTACAGAATATCTAGCGATATAAATCTTGTCACGAACATTGGGATCTGTAGCAGCAGCAAATACCACTCTAGATCCATTGAACAACGCATAATTATTAACTGGCTGAGGAACTGATATTAAAGAAGCTACACTTGTACCTGCAAAGAAACTGTATGATACAGTATCCCATATTACCTCTAGAGTTATAGTAGTTGTTCCTGATACCGAAGAAATTTGTGTTTCAGGTGGAAGTAAATTAGTAGAATCAGTTATGTATTGACCTACTTTGAAAGTACCTGTTACATCACTAGCTGCAATGGTTATCACTGTACTTTGTGGTGTCCAGTAAAATTGCATTGTTCCAGTGCCAGTAGAAAGGTCTACTAGATTTCCACCTTTGATTTCTGAAACTGTAAATTTAGTACTGCTAACTACTTCTGAAATATAGTAATATTCACCTGCAACAATATTACCAAACACTGCTCCTGAGCTAATAGTAAATCTTACTAAATCGTTAACTCTAAATCCTGAAGTACTGCCGCATGTAATTTCATCAGTGAGACCATTAGTTGCGGTAGCGGTACGTGAACTTGTATAATTAGTTGTATCAATTCTAGCGGCATAATCGGTATATACCTGAACATCAGGATAATAATTTTGTTGCCCTGATACTAGTAATAGAGGATCGGTGGTACGAAAATCAATGAAATTTAATGGCTCTTTGCCTTCAGTACCCGAATCAAATAATCTTAGGTTTGGATAAAATTCAATTATGGGTCTTTTGGCTTTATAATCCTGTGATGCATAAAATAATATGGTAGGATCATTGTTGTATTCAGCAGTTGCTCTAATAACATCAATATGAAACCATCTATTGCTTCTAGACCAAGCATTTTTGCTTAGTGCATTTCTAGCTATAGTGATATAATCAGGATCTACTGGTATAAAAGGTTTACCGGACCAACCACCAATATCCCATGGTGTTGAGTCATAGGGTAAGTACACGCTTGTAGAAAAAGATTCAGGAACTATAAGACTTGATACAGGAATAAGTTCTATTGCCGTACCCACACCCTCAACATAAAAATCTTCAACTGTATATGCTTCAGGGGTTATATTACCTTGAAATTGAACTTTCAATCCATTTGTAAACGCGACACCGTTGGGAGATGTATAAGTTGTCTTACCTAATATTTCAGTCACAACATCAATTGTATCAGTCGTATTACTGTCAATAAGTCTAATCATCCCTACTTTATCACTTGAAGTACCATCTTGATAATAAAGAGTATCTAACTCAGCACTTAAGTAAGGTATTAATGTAACAATGGTTGCTGTATTTCTAAAAAACTGTCTACCTGAATAATTAGTACCATATTGTGCGGTAATCTTTTGATTAGTTGGTATACTGGTAGCAGGGGTAAGTTGTAATTGTGGATTAGAAGTTGATCCAATATAATTGATTGTGAAAAATTGTGCGCTTACTAACTGACCATACGCCATTTCATTTGGATTACCTGTATTGTAAAACATAACAGTTAATCCGTTGAGTGAAGTTACTCCATCAATGTCATTCAATGTGTTTAAATAACTACCATCTATTTGAGAAAAAGGCAATGTGCTTACTACACCTACTGTGTTATTACCTGGTAAATTATATTCATCTTGTGCGTTTTTAGCAGGTACAGTAAAAGTCACAACACCTGTAGTAGCACCATTATTAACAACACCTAATACATCTCTAGTTTGTACATTTGGTTGAGTAATGCTATATCCAGTAGTTCCTGGTTGGCCCTGAATCCAAAACTGAGTTTTTTGGTTTACGGTAAATGTGTAAGTGCCCCCGCGTAATAGAGTTAAAGTTGGATTTCCTAATGAAGTCCCTGTAGGCTCTGTGGTGATTTGATAAGAGTTTGAGCCATCAATAACGTAATATTGCTCAGATGAATAAGCGGTTGCAGATGTTACTACTACTGGGGGAAGACCCTCAGGTAACCAGTAATACTGATGAAAGTTAACATTTGTGTCTAAATTAGTGAATGAATCCCAAGAATAAAATTCGCTATTAAAAAGTCGATTATTATTATTTGTTATCCCACCTTCTAATTTAAGAGCATCTAATATTCCAGGATAGCTTATGAAATCTTGTGCAACATCTTGATTGGTTTTTCTAAACACAACACCTGGATCAAGTTGGTAATCTGTTCTAACTTTTGTTGGTTCAGTTACATAATAATCTTTAGCATTAATTCCATATCCAACTCTAGTACCAATATATCCCTGAATTCTTTCAACAGAAGGTTGTGCAACTAGTTGGTCTAGTGTTGCTGCTAAGAATTGAGCGTTAGTAGGAGTTTGAAATATCTCTGGGAGAAAATCTAGAGTTCTTATTTTTGTGGCCATAGTTATTATCTTACTTGTAATTGGACTTGCGTGAGAGCAGGGATTACTAGTACATCATTAGATGTTGCTGCGTTGACAAAAATTTGATAAGGGGCACATTTTATTTCATACAAATCTCCAAATGTCAACGTGGGGTCATTAGGCACTAAAACGGCCGAACTAATAAGGGCACCTATTTCAGAATGCAAGTAAGCACTTAACTCTGAAAAATAGAAAGTATCGCCGAAATTCCAATTATTAATATTAAAATAACTATTCATTGCGGTTAACACTGCACTACGAATTTCACTGTCGCTGGCATTAGTATTAGAAGTCTTAATTACTTTAATAGTTGCTCTTAGTGCAGGAGGTGCTTTTGGTCCAAACAATGGTTGAAACACCACACTGTTTAAAATAACGGAATCGCTAATCATCTTATAATCATTTACTTGACCATATGCCTGATTTAACTCATTAATAGTTGGTCTTTCAGGCTTAGGTATAGTATTGGTTGTATCTACAATATAATTCGTATATGCTGTATAATATGCTTGAGTTACAACATATAAATCTATAATATTAGTTGTAGCTGGATCAATTCTAGTTGTATTATTAGAATTGTGCCTATATTGAAATTGTAATCCTTGACGACCAGGCTTCATTGAATATTGAGGCTGTTGTACTAAGATATAGTACGGGGTAGTTACTGTAGTACTCTGAACAGTAGTATAAAATAGATTATCTGTATAAGCGTAAAATATTTGACCTAATGGATAATCATACTTAACCACTTCAATTGAATTCATTGAAGGATACTGATAAACAACATCTGTTGTAGGAATAAGTTGATATCTTGCTAGATTTATTGGATCTTGAATAAGTTCAAAAAAAGTATATATACCAAAATTCTGAGCGCCCGTTACATAACCTGTTACGGTGTTGAAGAAATCAGGATCGGTAATAATAAGTCTGTTGTTAACATCAGTGGCAGATACCTGAACTTCAAAGTCATCTATATAACCATCAGCTAATACTGTTTGTCCAACAATGTTAACTTGAACATTTGAAGCCAAAGGATAATTTGAATTAGGCTGAGTATTAGTGGCTAGAACATTTATAAAATCTTGTAGAATTTTACCAGTAAATGGATCATATACTAATTTGTCTCTTTCAAAAGAAAACCTAGTATCATGTACACTACCAAAATAATATATAAGAGATTTATATGAAACTGAATATCTGTTATTACCTAAACTTAAAAAATTAATAAAGTAGCTAGGGTTATTATAATCAGCAACAGACCACCTATCTTCAACAACGGTTAACCCATTATTAAATACTAGTGAAAAACTCTGCTGTAGTTCTATTCTGATAATACATTCTTGAATAATTGCATTGCTGAATGTATTACTAAATGCTGGGATTACCTGCGTCAAAATAGCACCTGAGGGTACATAACCATTTAACGTAATAGGACCTGTTCCATTTGAGAATGCTCCATCACCTTGATTAAATCCATCACCAACTACATTTAATACACTAGTCCAAAAATAAGTAGGATTAGTTGGACCCGCGATCCCTGATACCAATCTGTTGTTTGAATCAAAATAATATCCTGATGGCGCAACAAATTTAACTAGTGCACCAGGAGTAATATATTTTGCATTATATCCTGAAAAAACACCAACTGGAATAGGGATGTTAGTACCATTTATAATATTATAATAATATCCAGTTAAAGAATTAGCATCAACTGTACTGGTTTGCCAATATACTGTACCATCACCGGTAGATGTGTTTACATTATATCTAGTGTAATTTTGTAGATAATATTGAGTTGTCTTATTTAATAATAACTCAGATGCTAGTGTATCTGTTAAAAAGGTAATAATGTTACTATTATCATTCACAGTAAGGATTAAATTACCATCTGCATCATCTAAATATAATCCACCATCACTGGCAAAAGAATTTAAGCTACTGTATTTTCCTGTTGGATCTAACAAATCTAGATTTTTAGAAACACCTATTGAACTACGATTAATTGCTTTGCTTTTAATTATAGAACTGTATAGGGTATATGGAAAATTATTATAATCCTCCCCGTTAACCATACGATTCTGTGTATAGTAACGAGTAGG